TCGTTTGTACTGTAGCAAATAACAAAGATCTCGTTATCGGCCGAATAATCGACACACCGAGATGGGTTAAGATTCCAGCAACCTCACAGACTACATGGGCTACAATGCTCGCGGGTGGCTACTACAGAGTTGCAACTATTGAAGTTTTCCCCATGTTGGTTGGAAAAGCTACTCTGGTGACCGCTAACGCTGCCGCTATTGTTCCTGGAACCGTCGGAACTCTTGACGTTGATGTTTCCGGGTCCGCAGGAGTCGCAGGACTGGTTGTGAACGATATCGCTTCTGGTGGTTCTAATTACATGTTCAGTTTCCATTATGCAGCGCAGGCAGAAGGCGCAACGGTATCTCTTCTGATTGGTATGACTGGATTTGGAACAGCAGCAACTTAATTGAGGTGATGAAAAATGCCAGCAGGAGTATCAGGTCCTAATGAGAAATTCCTTACTAAGGAATTCGTAATTCCAAAACTCTATGAAATAATGAATCCTCTTCTCGCTTTCGTGGACATTTTCCCGAAAGTTCAGTCTACCGCTCGCACTATCGCATACAAGAAAGAAAGGACGAGTGACAGCGCAGATACTAACAAACAGTATCCAAGAACCCTTACAAGTTCGTCACAGTTTACGTATGTGACAATAAACCAGATGGAAATCAAAGCTGCCGTCCTCAATAAGAAAGGTTTTGCTATCAAAATAGACCAGGACGCGCTCGATTTCACAGAAGGAGTAGACGAAATCCAGAGAGCACTACGTAAGGTTGGTTTCTGGCTAGCCCAGGATTACGACAATCAGATTGCCGCTGAGATTACAGCAAGTGGAACAGCACTTGCAGGCGACTGGACCCCCAACGCGGTATGGTCTGATAAGGACAATGCAACCCCAATTGCAGACCTTGAAGACCTCGAAGATGTCATGCTCAGAGAAGGGTATCCCTACAGGCTCACTGATGTATTCGTCCACAGAACCAATTTCAAGGAGCTTAAAAAGTATCTCACCTCTATTGATATCTCAGACGAAAAGCAGAAGGAAATTTATGGAGTTCCCACTGTTGGACTCGACACTATGAATATTCCTGTTGTCGGTGCAAATATTCGCAGGCTGTTGTCCGGAATCTCAGAGGGTTCTATCATCGGAATTGACAGAAATAACCCCGGAATGACGATTTTTTACAACAATTCTCCCAGGTATTCAACTGCAACCGGCGCATACGAAACAATGGCAGACGGTAAAAAAGTAAGGAAGCCGTATTCTCTTGGATTCAATTTCAACAGGTACACCGACCAGGAAACCCATGAAGAAGTATTGCAGTTCTGGTATGATGTCGCCCCTACCGTAATTGAACCATACGCTATCCTGACAGATACCGGGATCTAAGCGAAAAATGGACTAACTCTAGTACATAACATCAGGAGTAAAAAATGACAACTTATACAGCTACAGGGGCAGGAGCTTTCCGCAGTAAGGGGGGCTCCCTCTCTGAAAAACTCGGATATGAATTTGCCCTCATAGACGCGAAATTTGACGAATATGATGCATCCTCTATACTCGGTGAACTCGCAGATGGATTAATCCTAGTAGGAAACGGGGATGGCGTTGCTGCCGATGTAGCAATGTCAGGAGACGCCACAATCGCAAACACTGGAGCGGTAACAATCGCTAATGAAGCCGTTACTCTCGCGAAAATGGCTGATCTCACGAGAGGCTCTATCATTTCCGGTCAGACAGCAGACAACCGCCCAACCGCGCTGGATGCAAAAACATCAGGTCGTATTCTTGTAGGTGATGGAACAGACCTGGCATCTGTGGCAGTCTCCGGAGATGTCACTCTTGCAGCAAATGGAGCCGTAACAATCGGAGCCGGTAAAGTCACTGAAGCTAAAATGCTTGCAATTACCGCAGATGGACTCCATGCAAAAAGGATTGCCAGAGCGACGTATGATTTTGCCGTAGACGGTGGAGTAGTAGGGGACATCGGTCTCGGTGTTTCTCTTCCTGATAATGCAGTCGTTGTGAGATCCTGGTATACTGTCCTGACCAATTTCACAAGTGCAAACGATTCAGCAACTGTGGCAATCGGGATTCCTACTGATGACGCTGCCGGAATTGTTGCAGCATTAGCGATATCAGGAGAGGGCGACATCTGGGACGCAGGAAATCACGAAGGCATCCAGGTTGGAACTGCTGCAACTTTCAGCGAACAGACAACGGCAGCTAGAGAACTGACACTCACGATTGGCGTTCAGAATCTGACAGCCGGAAAACTGATTCTCTTCTGTGAGTATGTTGTCCTGGAGTGAGTAGATGCGCGTAATTGTTCCGGGTGGCTTCTATTCCCATAATTCAGCCCTAAAAAAAATCTGGCTGGATTATTCGTATTATGGTCTAGGAGTTGAAAACGTTGAGTCTATCAAGAACATAACCCGGAACTCTATAATTTATTCTGTTAAGCGTTCCATTCCTGGTATTACATTCTCAAATGGATGTATTACATATTCTAGGGAGTGTTATTCTGAGGATTCCGACAAATTACAGATTGTGCTGAGAACTCCTATAGAAGACTCTCTTGAACTTCTAGAAGCAACCGAGGGTGTTATTACTCTTGATACTTCGGGAAAAGTTATCGTTCTTCCTACTGGAATACCCGAAGTCCTTCCTTTATTTAATGAGTCTACACTTAATCCAAACAGATTAACAATTGCTGAAAGTCCATTCGGCGGTTTAAAAGGTTCCGGTTCTCCTGATTATGCGCCTGGAACTCTTTCTACCCCTACTGATGGCGTTTATCTTACTGATATCACGGGACAAAATAGTACAAAAACGTTAACCGCCGGGAAGTTAAAAGAATTGGGATATTTGACAGTTGATACTGCTGAGCATACGATTACTCAGGAGTTTACGGTTCGGAATGATGGTGTGAATAATCCTACGGTGATTGATAATTGCAATGCAGCAACGGGGTGGACTCCAGATAGTATATATGGCGGAGGTACATCGATAACATCAGACGGTGAAAAAATCACATTTTCGGGATCTACAATCTCCCCGGGATACATGCTGATGTATAAAAATGTCACTGCTGTCAATGCATCGCAGCATAATTTTCTCATCATCACTGCGAGAGCATCAGTACAAACTCGTATGTATATTTCAGTTGGAAGCACATTAAATGCTAGGTCTACATGGGACAAGAGCAATGTTTCTTTTGTTCCTGATACAATCACAACATTTATAGTCCCTTTGAAGGCACCTGCTTCCACAAACGCAAACCTAAATCCCTCAGCAATAACTGGTACGCCCAACTGGAGTTCGTTAGCGTTTCTCAGGATCGGCGTAAACTCCACCACAGGCGGAGTACCTGTAACATTAGAAATATATGATATCTCGATATGCAACGGCACGTCGGCATACATAGAAGCACAAGTTCCGGATAACCTCTCCCCAACAAGTCTAGCACTCTACACCCATAACGGCACAGCCTATCAATTAGCATCTACTCATTCTCTTGATGGTGCATACTCGCAAGTCGCTCAAACCTCAGCAAACTTTACTTTTCCAGATGGTACAAAATTCGATGATGTTTACGGAGCAGCGGGAGCAGGCAGAGCAGTCTATCCAAAAGGTGGAGCAGGTGAAACGAAAGCAGGTTCTTCGGGAAATATTACTTACTCTGCAAATGAGGGCTCATCTAAAAGAATCGGATTAAGAGTTGATTTGCCTCCGAGTGATAACGGGCGTACTAATTTTAATAAGTGCAGGATAAAAACTATACTTACATATGCTCCCGATGCTGAAAACAATTACTCAGCGTCTTATGATTTTGCAGATTCGACAAATACATCCTACGGATTACAAAACATGGTCTATCCGTGGGCTGCTCTTCTCAATCCTGAAACCGGTATAATTGATTTTTATCTGCACACACATAGACCGACTTCACTTTCCTTCAAACGAGATGAAACCGGAACAATTCACAAACTTTCCCTGTATCCAGGTTCAGGCTCAATTTATCACGGGCAAATAACATTTGACGACTTGACACTAGATTCTGATTCTGATCTTATCCCGGATTGCTTAGAGGCATCCGTCAACGGTTCAATTACGCAATTTTTGAAAAACTACGGTATGGTGATCTGATGGCTACAATCAAACTAAGAAGATTAAGAGCTAACGCTCCCGATTCGGGAAGAAACATTGTTCTCACCTGGGAAGACCGAGGAAACCCCATGAGAGACAGCGCAGGAAACATAATTTATACTGATGTTCTCGGTCAAAATGGCTTACCGTTGCCTCTGTATCCCGAGTTTTCTGTACCCGTTCAGATCCCATATAACATCCCTGCGACAACAGCAGAAAGATCAGCCCTAATTACATCCCTGAAAGATCAAGCTTTGGAAATTGCAAAAGTACAGGCACAGAAGAGGGCAAACGATGCAGCCGATAAATCAATCCTGAGATCACTGATTACAACGCTTAATACCACACTAGGCATCGATTTCGAGGGCGAAGTATCCATTACTGAGGGCTGAGAAATGATCAGGAAATTAGTTTTATTGTTTTTGATTTTGGTGCTGAGTGTTGGTTGTGCACAGGCTACTGATTATTATGTTTCCACAACTGGAAATAATAGCGCAGCCGGTGGAATAGATACCCCGTGGGCTGATCCTGCATATGCAGCTACACAAGCAGTAGCCGGGGATACAATATATTTGAGGGAAGGCACTTGGAATGATCTAAAAGTATCATTTGTAAATAATGGAACAAGTGAAGCCTTTATCACAATGAAAAATTATCCCGGTGAATCTCCGCAGTTGAACGGGACATCCACGGTTGCAGACTCTGCCGACATGGGCTTGGACCTCACGAACAACGAATGGATAATTGTAGACGGTTTAGACGTTTATAAATACACACATCCGTTGTATGCGCGGTACTCTCGAAATATCACTGTACGAAATTGTAAATTTCATGATTCTGTTGGAGGATTCGCAGCTGGTATTTCTGGCGGTCCTACAAACTACGATATGATGATGGAGTATTGTGAGATCTATAACTCTGGTTGGAATGGTGTGCAGATATCCGGGGACAACTGGCTAAATCAACCAGCCGGTTTACAGTCCACGAATATCACGGTACGAAATTGTGTAATCCATGATAACAATGCCCACAACTCTGTTGACTTGTACGGTGAGTTAGGACATATCATAATTGAAAATAATACAATTTATAATAGTACATACAATGGCATATATTCGCATGACGGCACTCACATAGACGACCCTGATATCCAATCAGATGTTATTATCCAGAATAATACTATTTATAATACGACTAACGGGATAAAAGTCGAAAACATACACGATTCGTTATTTGTGGGAAATAATATAACACAGATGACCTCATTTGGAATTTATGCAGGTATATACTCAGATAATGTAACAGTGAGAAATAATACAATAAGCGCGATTGGGTCAACATCATCTTATCAAGCCATCCAGGTAAGCGTGTCTAACATGCTGATTACTCAGAATACTCTTACAGGAACGAACAAAATTATCAGGATGGGTGTGATAGGTCCGCATAGCGTACAAGATGAGAATAGCCAAATTTATGAGTGTAACTATATTGATGGAAATGTTACAGGCAACATAACATACACAAACGGCCGAGTCGTAACGATTACAAACCCACAGTCTGGTAGATATCTCTCCTATACTCCTGTTGTTTATACCTCGACCGGCACATATTGGGACATTGTTTCAAAAAGTGGTTATACGCCATCGGTGACTGTCACAGCCTATAATTATTCCGCGAAACCTGCTGTACAAAATGCGACAATAACACCAAGAGCACCAGTAGGCTCCGAACTCCTCAATTTTACAGCAGAATCAACAAATGGAAATGCTGTCACTTTTACGGCATGGTCACTTACTCCAGGTTATCAATACAGAATCAAAGAAGACGGAGTAGAAAAATCAACACAGTTGGCAAATGAGACTGGTCAAATATCCTGGGTAAACAGCGAATGGTCGTCTCATGTGTACACAGTCGAAGAAACAGGTTTAAGATTACCGGTTGCAGCTTTCACGGCAAATGAAACAGATGGAACTGCACCGCTTGATATCCAGTTTACTGATAATTCTACGCAGTCGCCTACTTCATGGGCTTGGGATTTCGATGGAGATTCAGAAATAGATTCCACAGAACAGAATCCAGTTTGGACTTATGACACTGACGGAAATTATACGGTCAGTCTCACGGTTGCAAATGCGTTGGGTAGCGATACAGAAACCAAAACTGGGTATATCAAACTGACAAACCCGTATGTAGCCCCAGCAATAACTCTGATAGCATTAGCAGCTGTTCTGTTTATGCGTGCTCGCAGGAGATGGTAAAATGTTAACAGGAGAATGTTTTGCAGGCGAGGACGCAGAAGTCCTTGCTGAAGCTATCCATATAGATGGAGATGGGAACCCCACCGGAGAAGATGAAGACACAATCCAAGATCTTGCCGTCTGGGTCAAACAGTACAAACAGACCGAGACACAGGCAACCGGAGCGACGGCAGTATGGAACAGCAACATGGGACAGTATCTAATTACTATCCCTGCTGCTTATGTTCCTGCGTCTGGGATTTTTGATATCTGCGTGAAAGGTTCTGACATCTGGGACATCCTGATTAGATTGCAGGTTAACACGGCTGACTCTGTTTTGTCATCCCTCTCCACATCAACAGAACTCGGAAACGTAGGCGCAAATGTTGTAGCAATCAAAGCGATTACTGATCTCCTCACGCTTGCAGCCATCAACGCGGAAGTCGATACTGCAATTTCGGAAGCCTCCCTGGCAACCACATCAGGATTATCCACAGTTGGTGGCAATGTAGACTTGATAAAAGCAAAAACTGATCTCTTAACACTCGCAGCTATAAAAGCACAAGCTGCGGGAGCATTAACTGATTTTGATACAGCAACACCGATCATGAAAACATCTGAACTTGCTACCATTACGGGAAGCGGAACAGCTACCCTGGATTCCCTGGAAACTGATATCTCAGAAATCTCAATCACGGGAACAAGTGCAGTTAAGGTAGTGCATCCTGATTATTATTCTTTTGATGCATCCGAGAAAACAATCACACTATCAAGTCCTTATGATACAGTAACAGTCGAACAGGTTCTGAGGATCAAAGATCTAACAACCAATTATATAATTTACGACTGTGAAGATTCAAAATATGATGATATCCCGGTTTCCATCGTGGACGGCGTACTGACCTACACTGCACCCGCCAGAGATGCAGCGGATGAAGATATCCTGCAGATCACTGTTAATATGGTGTGAACATGACTCTAGCGGATATTATCGAGCTATACTCAGAATACAGAGTAGGAGCAGCAGCAACAGATGATATCACGGATGCTCAATTAGCCACTCTAAAAACAAACGCGGAGGCTCGCCTTGATAGAATCATAGGCTCTCGGAGTTTTACAACAGGAGAATATGAAGAATTGACCGCATTTATTGTTTGTGATATTCTCGAAAACAGACACGGTAAAGGTACAATCATCTCTGAAAGTGTGAAAGATTCTTCGTGGAAGTCACAGGTTAAGACTTCCTCGGCATGGCTTGATAGAGTTTACGCGGTTCTCGCAGAATATGACTCGGAGCATGCTGAGATTGCAGATCTTTCAGCCGTCGCTGATATAGATGGAGTACGGAGAACTGATTCTTATGTTCCTGAGATTATGCATGGGTATTCCGATGAGTACGAGGGTGTGTAATGAAATTTCCCGATACAGTTACAGTTTATCCGTTTGCTTCTAAGAACGCATCTCATGAGGTTTCATATGGGGCTTCTCGCTCTCAGAAGTGCAAATATACAGAACTGGTGGAAGTTACCACTGAAGGTGATAACACCATAGTTTCCGCTTGGCTTGCATTGCCTCCTGGAACTTCGATCTCTGCCGAGGATAAAATAGTGCTCGCAGACGGGACTAATCCAGCTATATCCTCGATACAGAGAATTGAGAGACCGTCGCGAAAAAAAGAAGAGTATGTCAGGGTTATTCTTGGAAAACCCGAAGCGAGGGGTGACTTATGACGGCTGCAACCTGCATAGCTAATCTCAAAATTCTTACAGATGTGATTGATAAAACCGCAAGAGTGGCAGCCGAGGGATGGATAGATTCAACCCTGAAAGATTCAAAAGAAAACTTTTGCCCGGAAGATACAGGCTCCCTTAAGCAAAGTGGAAGAAAGGAGATCGTCGAAGATAATTCAATGCGATTCACGATTAAAATTTTATACGGTGGGACTCACGAAACTCCCCCACATGTCGGATATCATTCTCTTGCCGGAGGAGATGGAAAAAAGATATTCACGAATTATGCAATATATGTGCATGAAGTCCCACACAAGCATGATCACGGTTCATGGAAGTATCTTTCTATCCCTTTCAATAACGCGTCCTCTAAATTAATACAGGATATAGCCGGGAAGGTAAAACCATGACCATTGAAACTTATCTTTCAGATCTTGGCACATACCTACAAACAGCCGGAATAGGAACGGTAAATACTGATATCCATTTTCACGGTTTAGCCTCCAATGCTACGAATGACATTACATTAACACCGTTCCCCGGCTTTGAATATAACAAAATTGTATCAGGCGAGGTAAACCCATACTCTCCAAATCTGAGCATCATAGTGAGGAACACAAGCAGCGCGGCAGCGCTCTCAAAGGCAACAGCAATATACAAACTTTTGAGGGATGTTTCTAATAGAACCATCGG